GGATTACGTGTTGGTGTTGGTGTTGGTGTTGTTTGTTGAGTAGGTTGTTCTCCTCGTACGTGAAATCTAAAATGTTTAAGTTCTGGTTTTTGTGCTAAATATCCTTGCAGTTTTTGCGACTCTAATGCAGGATCTTCACCTAATCTATAATAGATGTATCCAATACGTCCTGTTTTAGATATCATACTTTTAATAATAGTAAATCCTTTTTTTTCAGACCATTGACGAATTTCGGATAAAACACTTTGTGCTGTTTGTGGATCTCGAACTACATATTCAATCCCACCTCGATAATCTGTTAAATTATTAACAAGCTGAGCTTCGTCGATTTCTTTTTGATTTAAATCAGACTCATTTAATTTATATCCGAAAAACTGTTTGTATAATTTTTTAATGTTACTCATCATTTACCTATATATTATAATAATATTTTTTCAATTATCCAAATTAATTAACATCAAAATATTTACTTAAATGTTGTCCAATGTTTTCATAACACATTGCCATGTGCTGTTGTGCTTCTTTTAATTGTCGTGCTGATTCTTCAAAGTCTCTATAATCTTCAAATAAACGTTTATTAACTTTTTTCATGCCAACTAGTTTATGTTCATTATCTGTCTCTGTCATGATTTTATCAGCTCGTTCAACAATGTTTTTAACTCGATTAACCGTTTCTTCTAAATCATTTCTACCGTATATTGATTCACCTAATGCTGAGAATTTTGCTACTTCTTCAGCAAATTGTTGTTTCTCTTGCGGAGATAATGCTTGTGGTTGATCTTCTAAAATAGTTTCTAGAATGTATTTTAAATTTGGAGTTCTCATAATTATATCCTACATTTGCCATCATCACATAAAATAGATGTAATAATGCTGTTTACTTTATTATATTTGTTATTAGTGGATTGTTTATTCGTTGATTCGTTCATGTGCGTAGGACGCATAAATGCCCCTTGTGTAGATGGATTAGATACAAAGTCCCAACATATCAATTCAAAGTCTTCTTGCACTTCTACTACACCCTCACTACGTAATTCTTTAACAGAACCTAATCCGCGGCTTGAAATGCCTAAAGTAATTCCAGCTTTAAATAGTTCTTTAAGAATCTTACCTGATGGTGTTTCTAGAATTTGTACTGCTCCACATAAATCATCACCCTTCCACCATATTTTAAGCACGTTATGTGAAACGTTATTTAAATTGACTACTGATGATTCTGGATGATCTAATTCGCCTAATGCTCTATGATGATCAATATATTCTTGTTGATATCGGTTGCATTCTCTTTCTAAAATTGTTCTAGGATATATTCTACCATTTTGATTTTTAGCTCCAGCACGTTGTAAAACACCTTGTACAACAAAACCTCCAGGTATTCCATATGATGCACCCGATGATTCTGATAATGAACCAAATGGCTTAAATGGCATATATTCTAATATTAGTTGTTTTGACATACTATTCTCCCAATGCTCTTACACGTTCCGCTATTTTTGTTAATCTTTCTGATATTTTTGTTAATGCTTCATTTACTGATGTTCCATATCCGTCTCTAGATAATCCAGATTCAGTTTTTAAACGAGAACTATATGTTACTAGTTGTTCTATTTCTTGAAGTCGTTTTGATACTTCACGAATTGTTTTTTTAACTTTTTGTTCAGGTGAAGTTGTTGCATCATCTGTAGTAAATTTACGATATGATTCAATAAGTTGTTCGTATTTTGAATCCATTGCTTCATGTACTTTTTTATACATGTGACTAGTTTCTTCTAATTCCCGGTCATCATTTGGATATTCCTCAGATTCGTTATGCCATGATGAATTTGGTCCTACTACAAAATTTTTATCTGTTTGATCTTCTTCATCTGATTCTGGTTCATGAAAACTATCAAATTTATAAGCCGGTGGTGTATTTACATTTTCGTATTTGAATTTTTTCTTTTTAAAATTCTTTTCCGACGTAAATGCATTTGGCGTATTGTATCCAGCAATAGCTCCGGTTACATTTTGCTCTTCTAATTCTTCATCACACGCACAATTAGATTTAGGTCTATCACACTGTTCACATGATTCCTCTACTATTTCATGAAAACGTTTTGCCATTTCTGATATTAATGATTTCATGGATGCATCTCTTTTAATTCTCGAACTAAATCAAAATATCGCAATAATGATAATACGTGCGATTCTTTAATTGTTTTCATGTTTTCAACTGTGCATAACATTTCAGACAATTTCTTAACTTTAATTTTAGTTGCTTTATCTGTAATTTGTTTTGCATGTTCTGATAATTGTGTTTTGATTTCCGGAATTATAATTTGAATATAATCTTTTAATGCTACAGTATCGTTTACATTAACAATGTATTTGTTTAACAATTGTTTTTGCGATTCATCTAATCCAGAATATTTTTCGTTAAATTTATCTATAATTAATTTATACGTTAATAATCTTATGTCTTTTGTTTGTGATTCAAATGATTCAATTACTGGATCTTTTCGTTCTACTAATTTTTTACCTTGTAACCCATTTGCTAAAATTGCAGATTTGCATTCCATGAGTTGTTTTGGATTATCTGTTTCTGAATATTCAAATATCATGTATGCTGATGCTAATACTTTATAATTAGTAATATGCGTTTTTGCCATATTATCAAATACAAATTTTTCTGATATTTCTTTTATAAGATTGTATCGTTGTCGTTTTAATACACTTTGATTCAATGTATCATATGTAGCTTTAATGGTTCGTATATAATCTAAACCCAAAGCTTCACTTCGAAATTGTTCTTTTATCAATGAATTATACAAATGCAATTCTTTTGATAACTCAGTATTTTTTCCGAAATATTTTTTAATAATGTCAATAGTAACTGACTTATTCGATGATAATGTTTCTGATGTTAATTTTCTTACTAACAATTCAAACAGAATACCGGTATTTTTATATTTCGAATGTTTTAATTTCTTCATGTCGTGTCAGTACTTTATTTTTTAATAAATATGATTAAAGTTTATAAAATGTTATTTTCGTCTAACATGGTTCCTAAATCATTATTTTCAGCTGTATTTTGTTTATTTTTTAATGATTCTATAATTATTTTTGGACCTTTTTTTCCTTTCAAATATTTTAATATATCATGGCTTTCCGTAGATATCGGTTTAGACAAATGACTTGCTTGAATATCAGGTTGGAATGCTGTTTTTTGATTTTCTGGATTAAATGCTTGTTTCATTGTTTTTGCACCTGTTGGATCCCATCCAAATTCATTTTTATGTTGACCAAATTTAATTCCTTCTTTTGGTCGACCACCTTTATCTTTTTGTTCAACATCATCACTACTCATATGCATTGATGCTAAATCATGAGGTGTTCCAAATGATTCGCCGGTAATTGCTGGATCATTTCCTTCTTGTTCAATTTGATTTTGACGGAATCGTAATTTTAAGTCTTCTACAATATCAGTTCGTTGTTGTAACCACTCATCCTCGGACATGTTAAATATAAATTCGTATACGTATTTATCTGAAAGTAATTTTGAATCTTTCATGGCTGTTGCTAATGTCATTTTTTCAGTCATTAATGCAACTTTTTGTTGATCATAAATAATTGATGGTGCTGTCAATTCTAATTCAAATCCAATTAAATCTTCACCTTCAAAGCCTTGTGCATATAAATGTACAATTGCAATCTTAGTTAATTCGGAACATACAATTTTTTGTAGTCGTTCAATTGTTCTAGCAAAACGAATATCCATGGATGCTAATGTAGTTTTGCCTTCTACTGCTTCACTATACCCTAAAAATGGTTTAGGTATTTTAAGTGCTGCCATCATTTTATTTTTAACATATTCAATATCTTCAATACCCGTAAAAGTCATTCCAGGTAATGTGTCAATTGATGTAGATGATTGACCTCCGCGAACTGGCAAATAATAATCTTCCAACATGTTGTTAAGATTAAATTTAAGATTATAATTTCCTGTTTGTGAATCAACGTGTGGAATTTTTTTCATTTTATTGATAATTGTTTCCATGAATGAATCTACTTCATTTGGTGGAATATTACCAATATCAATTTTAAAAATACGTTTTTCTGGTGCACGCATAATACGATGTATTAACATGGCATCTTCTAACATCATTAATTTTTGAAATTCTTTACGAGCGCCTTCTAACATAGATCTACCATATGGTAAAAAGTTAGAATCTGATAATACACGGAAATGTGCTATTTCAAACACATCATATTTTTGTTGTTGATCGGCAACATGTTTGAATTTAATATCATATTCTCCAGTAACATCATTATATTCTTCCCAACGCTCTACTTCATAACTTGAAAATGGACGTGCATTTAATATGCCAATTTCATCAGCAATATCTAATTTTAAAAAGAAATCACCATATTTGGTCATGTTACGAATCCATGTCCATAAATTAAATTCTATGTTTAATACATCATAAAATAAATTATAAAGTATTTTTTGTATTTGAGTATTATTTGTTTTAATTGTTAATACATCGCCAAATTGATCTGCTAATGTTGATTCATCTGAGTATATGTCTAATGCTGAAGATATAATTGGATCTTTATCCATCATTTCATAATCAGCATATAACTGCATACGATTTTGATGCATATAATAGTTAGAATCATATCCACCCATACCGCCGGCTATATGTCGATTAGCTCCATGCAATCTAGTATATCGGTCTGTTATTTTTGATTGTCTTAAATTACCAGCACTTTGCAATCGATTTGTATCGACTACACGTAATTTATCTTTACCATATGCACGAACAATTACATTTGTGCTAAATAGATTTTGTAAACGTTTTCTTAGAGACGCCATAATAATATATTAATTTTATTATAAATATAACTAGTTACAGAACCGGAGCTAATTTAACGTATCAACCACGTTAAATCTTCATCATTATATCCATTATTCCAAGACCACCCATCTGCTTGATTGGCTGCTTTTCCTGTATATATAACTGGATCTGTTTTTTGAAATTGTGATAATGACCGTTTAGTTAATTCAATACCTTGTTGTCTTAACTTGAGCGATGTATCACGTAACCATAACCCGATACAGAATGCCATAACTAAGTCATCATTGTATCCACTTTGTGATTGAGCTTTACCATTTAACCAAATAAATACAAACAATTCCTGAATCAATCGTTTGCTTCTAATTACTGGTGTTCGCTCTCTCATATACATTTCTAATGCTGATATCATTAATGGTCGTGTACGAGTTGTAGTTGATACTCCAGGAACCATTTGGCTCTTATCTTTCATATCATAACCTTTTTTCAATTGTACATCTGTATCAACATATCCATCATCTTTATATGTATAAAATATATTTTCATAGCCCCTATCTAATGCCGGCTGTATTGCAGCCCATCCAATATTGGCATTTTCAATTGCTAGCAATGCATTGTTCCATTCAGTTGCAACTGTTACGAGCATATTGCCAAAATCTTTTGGAGGTAGTTTACCTTTATACTCTGCAACCTGTCTTACATCTTGTACATCAATAACATGGAATGTAGACCAGTCACCACCATCACCTCGCGCAACGTCAGCTACAACTAAATAATCTTTAGCATAGTCCGGATATTCCCATATCCAATATGCATTGTCGAAGCCTCGCTTTTCAATTGGATCTATACATTTTTCATCAAATTCCATTAATATAGCACCATCAACAACAGTGTGACCTGAACTAATGAAATCGCAATCACATTCTTGTGCCGCACCTCGTTCGCCTAATAGTTGTGTTTGTTGGTCTCGCCATGATTGGTCACGCTCTGGGTGTAGTTCCCAATTCAATTTAATTGTATGGAAGCCATTTATCTCTGCTTCAGCTTCTGCCCATGTTTGATGAAACCAGTTACCTACTCCGTTTGGTGTAGACAAAACTATAGCTCCACCACCCGTTGATAATGTTGCTTGCGATGCTATCCAAATTTCTTCAATGTTACGAATAAATGCAGCTTCATCTATAATAAGCAATGATAATGCTTCTGAACGTGCTCCCGTTGTAGCAGATGATACTGCTTTAATTTGTGAGCCATTTTTAAATTTAAGAGATAATTTATTGTCTGCTTCAATTGTACCCTTTAACCAACTAGGTAAATTGTCGTGCATTACTCGCACTTTAGTTACTAGATTTTTTGCTACTTCTTGTGTTGTTGCAATAACTAGTACATTGAAGTCTTCAGCAAACAACATGCTCCATAATGCAAATCCTGCTGACAGTGTTGATATTCCTAGCTGTCTTGATTTAAGTATAACGCTGTATCGATTATCTCGTAAATCAGTTAATGAATCTTCTTGGAATGGAAAAAGATTAAATTTAATCTTACCGCGCTTTGGATGTTGTATATAACAATATTGTCGCATAAAAAAAACAGGATCTTTAGCACACATCATATATTGTTGCTGAATAATCTGTTTTATGTTTGTAGACATCTTGTTTATTTTATAAGTTGATTAACTAAAATTCCGGCGCCTAATGCTGATAAAAATCCCGCACCATACCACAACCCTTTTTTATCATACCATTTTGGTTGTAATAATTTTTCTCGAGCTACATATAAATCAATGTTGTCTTGCAACAATTTAATTTGTGTATCTTTATACTGTAATTGTATTGAATCTAATTTAATTAAAGTATTTTGTGTGTTTAATAATGTGTCATATGACTTAATTAATTTGTTATTAATATCATCTGCAGCCCAAAGCGAGTCTAATACAAATGATATATCAGCAAGTTCTTGTTGAGTAAAACATGTATCAGGTTTTGTTGTTTTTTGTGAAAAACTGATAATTGGAAATAATAATATAATTATAAATTTTTTCATAATTTTGCTGGACGTCCTCTACGTGTTTTTTTAATTATATTTTCTTTAGCATCTTCGATTGCAACAGGTCCAATAATTATTGTTTCTTTTTCTGTTTTTAATTCATCAATTTTTGCTTGTTTTTTTGTAATACGTTGTTTTACAGTTACACGCTGTTCTTCAATTAATTCTGTTTTACCTTGAATTATATCAATTTGTTGATTATTATCATCAATTTGTTTTGCAGTTTTTTCTAATTTTTTATTAGTACGTTTTGATTGTGTAATTGCTAATATACCAAAAAATGCAATAATTCCTGCAACAATCCATTTCCAATACAGTTTAATTGTTTTCATTTGTTTCCCCATTTAGTCGTTTTAAAAAGTTTTCTTTAAATATATTAAACTGTGCTTGCACTGTCTCTTCAAATTCTTCAGGTGACATTTTTGCTGCCCAAGTTTCAATTTCTCCTTCGCTATTTGTAACAAACTTTGCTGCTTGTGTATATGTTTGTTTTAACATGGCTACATCTCTTTCAGCATCAGCTAACCAAGCTAGTGCATTTTCACGAACTTTATTATGTTCATATTCATTAAATGTTCCTGCTTTTTTTAATTCATGTTCCATTTCAAGTACGCAATCAAAACACATTCCGTGAATTACTTGCATCTTTTTATCAATTGGATGTGTTCCTGCGCAAGTACATGTTTCTTTTCTACAATTAGGAAATGCATTTAACTCGGTTCGTAATTTATCAAATATTTCTGAATTTTTTGTTTTTCGGATTCTGAATCCGTCTCGTTGTTCTATAATAAATATTTGACCATTTGTGTCAGTTTCTTCCCAAACATCACCAATATCATGACGTTCATTTTGTTGTGCAACTAATTTTGCATCACTGAATCCTGTTGTTTTTTTAGTTTGGAATTTGTGACTGCCATCCAACATTTGTTGAACTGCTTTAATATTTTGTAACTTTTTAGACATAATTTTTATTATTCGGATTGTTTATTTGCGGTATCTTCAGCTCCTAGTTTTGCTAATTGTTTAACTGACGCAGTTCTCATCATTTTAAAGAAATTTGATTTATCTGCAGGATCTGCATCATGCATTGATAAATTTAATGCTTTAAGTATAATTTTAACTCTTGCAATATTTCCTTCTTGATTTTTAAGATATTTAACAAATCGATCTAAATCTAATGCTTCTTTAGTTGCTGGGTCAATTTCTTTTTCAGCAGTTGCAGTTGCATCTGGTGCAGGTTCTGCTGCAGGAGCTGCTGGATCAATTGGTGCAGCATCAGTTGGAGCAGGTGCAGGAGCCGCTGCATCGGTTGGTGCTGGTGCTATATCAGTTGGCGCTGCTGCTGCTGGATCTGCAGGTGGAGTTGGTTCCGTAGGAGCTGCAGGTGCTTCTTCCGGTACTGGTGCTTCTTCTGGTGGTGCTTCTGGTGTAGGTTGTTCGTTTAATACTTTAGCAATTTTTCTACGTATATATTCTCTAACTAAACGTTCTTTGCCTTCTCTAGTTAAATTTTCTATTTTATCTTTAACAACATCTTTTACAGACTTTTCTTCATCATCTTGTCGTTTTTTTAATCGTTTTGCTGCTGTCTTTGGATCATAATCACCATCTTCTATATCTTTATATAAACGATCATCATTAGCATATGTTGGATACATTTTTCCATCATCTTGCATTTCCTTGTCAGTTTTACGCAAAACATTAAGTTGCTTATCACCTGTACTTTTAGGGTTTAGCCCGCCGTCTTTATCATCTAACGTATAATCTTTAAGATCTTTACGATAAGTAGGTTTTTTATTTTCCGGTTTTTTGTATTTGCTTTTGTGTTTTTCAGCCATGAGTCTAATCCATTTTTATATAAATATGTTATCGTGTATATTTCAATACTCCTAGTATCTGATTAATTGGTGCAAATGCGCCTGTTAATTTATATGTATGTCCGCCGTATACGAATACAACCCCTTCTGATGGTACAATTGCTTCAAACCCGCCTAATTTTTGTAAACGCTTTAATTCGTGTTCTAATTTTTTAATAGTAGCAACATCACCTTTTGCTTGTAACTCTTTAGTTAATTCAGCTAATTCACGTTTTATTTCTTGTACTGTATCGGATGGATTTGCTGCTAAGAAATTTTCTGCATTTTTTAATACAACTGCTCCTAATTTTAAAAAGATGTTTTCAAACGGTTCCATGTTTTGTTTTTGATATACTTTGAAATCTTTTTTATCAAACTCAGCTACCCAATTTGCAAATTCTAAATTGTCAATTCCTTTTTTAAGAATTGTAATATTGGTTGATTTAACATTAAATGCCCATCGATATACTAGTGATTCTAATATGTTATCTGGAATATTATATGTATATGTTTGTGCTTTTGATTTAATAACATCGCTCCACCATGCCTTGTGATATTCAGTTACAAGATCGGTTGGTTGTAGTTTAAATTTATTTTGTAATTGATCAATTTCGCTAAAAAATGCTGTTTGTTGATCTTCAAAATCATAAGCTCTGCCTAATTTAATTTGCTGTGGCGGAATAAATGAAAATGTTTTTTGCATATGTGCATTTGCATCTTGTATAATGCCTTGTATCATTGATCCACCGGTTAAATCAGTTTCGATTATTTTTCCAGCGTCATCATATTCAGCTAAATTATGGAATTGTAAATGAGCTTTATCATATGAAATTACATTTTTAGTTGCTGGATAAATAATTTCCATGTTAGCAAATATTTTTCCGTTTTTAAATATTTGATTTAATTTATCAGCTGGGATCATTCTAAATGCTTCTGTTAAATCTTCAGCGCAGGCCTGATATGCATCTACTACTCGTTGATAATTTACTCCTGCTTCAGCTCCTTTTTCTGCTATAGCTTTTTGTTGTTTGCGTTGAAAATCTGCAATAATTTCAGACGTTGTCATTGGATTAATTATAGTGCCAACACCTCGGGCAAATCCAATTTCATTGTTTTTCCAAGTTACAAAAATATTTTGTCCATCAGTTTTTTCAGTTACTGCTTGTTCAATATCTAAACGTCCTTCTAATGCTCGGGAAACTATTTCTTTCATTTCATTAAAAGTTAATCCGTGATCATCATATGGGTGTGCCATATGGCCTGCTGCGCCTCCCTCAGTTAATACAGCGCCATAAACAGTTTTTGGAAATTTATCAAAGTCATATACAAATGAATCGCCGCGGCTGTTATCTAGATAACTTCGTAATTTCGTAATTTTTTTATTATGAGCTCCTCGCTCACTTGTATTCATTATAGCTTCAATTACGTCTTCGACATCTTCATGCAATGATTTTGTCCACCATTCTTTGCTAAATAATGCTGCTTCTTGTACGCCTTTTAATATTTGCCATGCATTTTTTACATATGCCTCATCATTATTTGGATATGATTTTCGAAACGCATTATAATCATTTTTCATTAAATTTAATCGAACTGTTGATGCTGATATTGGTTGTCCAGTAGCATATGTTAATGGTTCTACATTGATACTTAATTCAGTTGCATCGATGCCGACAGGAATTTTACGTCCTTTTTTATCTCCAATTGTAGCATATTTGTCTACGTTTGGAACAAATGCTTTAGCACGAACATAATCATCTCCTTTTGTAGATGCAGCCATTGCATATCGACCTGTTGCATCTTCTGGCAATTCAAAAAGATATTCATATGCAGCGGTAATAGGAGAATTAAATTCCGTTGGTCGTATTTTAATTTTTGGATTAGAGTTTAATAAATTGAACATTTCAATTGTTTTTTGTCTTGTAATTCCATCTCGTTCAGTTGGTCCAATTAAAAGAATTACTTGGCCAACTTGTGGGTCTTCAGCATATCGTTCAGCTAGTGCTAAATGTGCTCCTGTTAATGGCTTAAAGCCTCCGGGAAATAAAACTGTTATTTTATTCATCATGTTTTTGTTTTATATAAATATGTTATGTTATGATACTGGACCGCCTGCAGGTTGTGCTAAACTGCCTCCTACTGTTCTACTAGTCCTAAAAACAAAGTTTTTTAATTTTAATGTACCAGTTAAACTTGTATTATTTGACACATGTATTATAGTATGTACTAATACATAATACCCTTGGCTATTTATCATACCGCTAGCTGTTCCTTTAATTTCTGCAGTTCGTGCTCCGGAGAAACTAGATGTCGGACCAACTG